CTGCAGGGATGGGACCCCTGGTCCATTCACCTACCGGAACCCTGGGGTGGGACAGGGCGAGCAGGTGTTGGTGGCTGCCGAGGACTGCTACAAGGCGGTGTGTCGCAAGTGCCTCACTGAGCCCCGGTCCCAAACCTAGACGCGCGACGCCGACGCGCTTCATTGCTGCCCCCCAACTGCACAGCCGCCGCCGCACCTGCGCGCTCCGCCGCCGTCAACATAGCAGCATGGGCGTCAAGTCCCGCTTCGGCTCCAGCGTCATTGACCTCATCCGCCATCTCAGCCATTGCCTCGGCAACATTAGCTGCCGCCTGGGCGCGGTTCTGCGAAAATGCAGCCACTCCACCACGGACCGTGGACATAAACAGTGTCGTGATGATTGAAAGGATCTTGAGAATGCCTGAGGAAATACCATCCCTCATAGCCGCAGCCCTTGAGCTAGTTACCATCCCACCCATGGACTGCGCCGTGGCAAGGATCGTCACAAGCACCTCACCAAGCTGGCGGCGTCCAAGAACCATGACCACAGCAGCCAGAGTTGCAGCGAGATATCCACTAGACGTAACACGCTTTATTACACCCCCGCTGAATCCAGTTGCCATACCCGCACCAGCATCGCCAAGATTTTCGGCAATCTCAGGGAGCTTTTTAGCAGCAAGCCCCACTGCGTCCGTGAGGATAGTCGCTCCCTCCATGGTGGTTCCACGGGCGGCGCCACCCAGATACCCTGGCACCTCAGCCCACACACTTCTAGCAAATTTATTCCTCCCCTTTATTGCACCCCGGGCAATATTCAAGTTCACCATCTTACCCTCCAGCCTTGCCTCCCTCTCCCCCTTCTGGACCTTAGCTTCGTTTGCCGCAAGTGCCCGCTGTGTCTTCAAGTTTTCTTCCTTCAAATTCTGCTTGTATTCCACCTCAGCTAGGTTCTGCCCCTTTGCGCGAATCTGCTGCTGCAACTCGATTGCTGCAAACCGTGAAGTAGACTCGTACATTACGACAAATGAATCGGTCTCGCGTTGAGCAATTGCGTATTCTTCACGGCAGGTCCTTGCGTTGTTAGCCGCCCTGCACAAGTCCACAACCTGTTGCGCAAGAAGGCCGGGAAACATTCCCTGGGCGTTCGGTCCAGTGAACGACACCTGGCTACCACCCCAAGTCTTACCCTTCATTTGTTGCAGAGCCTTAACGGCGCCATTCAGGTTAAAATTCTGAGCCTGCCTTTGAACTGTATTGAGCACCGCATTACTCGCTTCGACACCCTGGACGGCGTTTGCGTATTTCCTCAACGCCTTTTCCGTCGGCGCGTTGGTACGAGTATCGACAAGACCACCCCCCGTCATCCGAGACACAAGCAAACCCATGGAACTGGTAGCCACGAGAAAAGCCATCACGAAAGCGATCATCATCCCCTTGACTCCACTCTCAGAGCTACCGTTCCCGGAACCCCCAGACCTCTGGGTATTAAGCTGCTTCTGCAAGTTTGCAATCCTCCTCAGGTTCGCCTTCCTCCTGCCCATAGCAAATTGTATATACTTCTAACACAGAAAATATTCGCCGTGTAGTATATGACTACAGTGAAGGTCAAACTGCGTCGCAGCTCCAAGAGTGACAAGAAGTGGATGGTCACTTTTGAAGATGGGGGGAAGACGGTTCACTTCGGAGCCAAGGGGATGAGTGACTTCTTACACCACAAGAACCCTATGAGGATGCGGTCTTATGTGTATCGTCACGGTGGCAGGGTGCCCAAGTCCCTGATGGACGAGACGGACCCTCGCAGGGTTCAGAGGAGGATGCTGGGGGTCAAGACCAGCACCCGGGAGAGGTGGGACAAGGCGGGGCTGAGGACCCCTGGGTTCTGGAGCCGCTGGCTCACATGGTCGATGCCCACCCTGAGGGGCGCCAAGAAGCTCGTCGAAGATTCATATGGCGTGCAGTTTGTCTAATGATGTTAAAGAGGGTCAGGGGGACATTGGTCGCCTCCAATGTCATCCTGATAGCCTCACCCACCTTAATGTCCATCCACCACCAAGTAATTAAAGTTGTGGGACGAAAATAAATCAAAGGAGGAGCAATGGCTTTTCATCAGCGCATCCTGGAGGACATTGCTATGTATGTTCCCTATGAGGACACTGATGAACAGCGGCAGGCTGTGTGGGATGCCGAGATGCTTGCGAAGGACCTCCGCCCCCTCTACCGTCAGTTGAGCCTCCGGGTTCGCAGGTACCGCAAGGAGCGGTCAAAGTACCTCCTCAAAACTCTGGAGAGGAAGAAGACCGTGCGTCAGAAGTTAGACCGGGCGGAGGATATCCTCGCCTGGAGTCTCGGACGTTGAAGAATAAGTTAAGTTCCCTCACGTTGTGATTCATCTCTTTGAGATCCCTGCGGATGTCAAAGAGAGGTTTGCGAACCAGTAAGGCTCCAATCACTATAGAGGCACAGACAAGGAGCATCATTCACTCTCCTGTAAGCATACCAACACAAGTTATCACGTGGAAACACACATGCCAGGGGCGGAAGTCCCCACCTGTGAGGTGGGCATTCCACGACTTTAACCAGGCACTGAACACCAGTATTCCCATATTGGCATTGGGGTTCGGCTGAACCCCGTGAACCATGGCGGTGCTCACTGCACACACCCGATCCAGGTTGTAGCTCCACCCTGGCTTGGGGTCTCTCCAGTGATTAGCGCTCACCAGAGCCATCCCACAGTCAACAGCCCCGCGGACCTTTCGACCCCTGCGGAGGTTTATGACCCCTGGGATGGCGAAACATATGCTTGTCACCACGAGTGTAAGCATTTCTTAATAAAGACTGGTAAATATATTTACGAAGATGATGACGAAGTGTTGTCGAGACTGTGGAGTTACTAAAGATTTGAGTGAGTTTTACAAGGAGCAGGGGATATGTAAACCTTGCTTCAAAGAAGCGAATAAAAGGTGGTGTGAAAACAATAGAGAGCGTTCAAGGGCTATAAAAACTAATTGGAGAAAAAATAATTCGGAACGTGTTGCTGAAGTACAGAAAAGGTACTATGATACACATAGAGATCATGTAAGAGATTACCATAGATTGTATATGGCTAAAAAGGCTTTAGAATGCCCAAAACACATCTTGACTATGAAGGCGCATAAGAACATCGGTCGTGCATTGGAGCATATCAAGAAGGATGAACTGGGGGTTTCGTCAAAACTTGAATTACTCGGGTGAGATTTGGAGTATTTCAAGACTTGGATCGAGGATCAGTTTGAAGATGGTATGACGTGGGAGAATCACGGTGAGTGGCATCTTGACCACATCAAGCCCCTCGCATCCTTTGACCTGACTGACCCCGAACAGGTCGAGGAGGCTTCAATATTTTGCAACTTTCAACCCCTCTGGGCTGAGGAAAACCTGAGGAAGGGTTCAAAACCAGCGGTCGGTGCGGTACACGTGTGACTTGTATTGGATCTCCGGGTTGTCCCACACCGAAACGGACTCGTTGCCGAACAGCTCCTGGCAGCCCAGGTCCTCCGTGCAATCACGACCATCCATGGTCAGGGGGACGGAGTAGTTGTTGTGCCCGTTGCCACCGGTGCTCCAGTAGTGGAAGCGGTCCCGGTGCCCCCTGACGGGCTTGGCATAGATGGGGCGGATCTCCTCACCGCCACTCTCATCCTTGAGGAGACCCACCTGGTGGGGCGCCTGGGGTCGCCAGTACTTCTGTACCGGGGGAGGGCGGTACTCTGGGAGATCCACCAACGCCTCGTGGGGGCGCTCGACCACCACAGACTCGAGGGGGGACGGGTGATCCATGGGGATCACACCACCCTGCTGGGGCATCTTGGAGTTGATGATATACCCCATGATGACACCGACGAGAATGATGGACGCAACGATGAGTGCAATGTTAAACTGTTTCATGGTTGTTAATTACTGAGATAAAGTTTTGCGTATAGACACATATAATGACTAAGGTTTGTAAGTGTTGCGAAGTTGAGAAGAGCGTTGACCTGTATCAAGAAAGATGCGTTTGACGTAACATCAAAACTTGAATTACTCGGGTGCGATTTGGAGTATTTCAAGACTTGGATCGAGGATCAGTTTGAAGATGGTATGACGTGGGATAATCATGGTGAGTGGCATCTGGACCACATCAAGCCTCTTGCCTCTTTCGACCTGACTGACCCCGAACAAGTGGAAGAGGCATGTATCTTCTTCAACTTCCAACCTTTATGGTCAGACGATAACTTTAAGAAAGGTGCTAAGTATGTGTAGAGATAATGTTTATATTGGGCATCGATGTAGGTATCATCAACCTGGCTCTGGTCCAGGTGGAGGTGCTGGACGACAACATCCACAGGGTGTGCGCCTGTCACCGAGTGGATATGACCCGGTTGTGCTCATCCAGGGAGACGGCGGATCGGGTGGTTGCGACGGTTGAGAAGTTTCAAGCGGTGTTTGACACCTCCGACGTGGTCCTTATCGAGCGCCAACCCCTGACGGGTCTCACGGGGGTTGAGGAGTTGCTGTTCTACATGTTCCGCCAGAAGTGCACGAAGGTGTCACCGAATTCCATGCACAAGTTTTTCGGCATCAATCACCTAGACTACGAGGGGCGCAAGGAGAAGACGGTGGCTCGGGCGCGCCCGTGGCTCCACGAGCAGGCGGGGTGGATAAAGAACCCCGAGCGCCTCCACGACATGGCGGACGCGATGTGTATCATCCTGTGGTGGTGGGAACACAATCGCCCCAAGGGTCCTAACGTCTGGGAGCGCTACAGATGTCTCGGGTAGCCCCCAGCCCCCACCTGCGATCCAGGTACCTCATGTCCCGTGTAATCTTGCGGCACTCCGCGGGCTTTTTCCATCGACGATATATTCGCAACAGGTTCAGGCGGCGCTTCTTGCTCCGAGCAGCCCACCTGGTCCCACCCTTGCTGCGAATGTAGGAATCCAACGCCCTGCGGCGCGTCCACGCTGGGTCAGACAATTTGTATCCCATACTGTAGGGATGGAAGAATATCTGTGGGTCGTCTGCGCCAGCGGGGTACTTGCTGTGTTTACCGCTTTCGGCATAGGTGCCAACGATGTTGCCAACGCCTATGCCACCGCCGTGGGCAGTGGTGCAATGTCCATGAGGATGGTAGTTATCTCTGCCGCCGTGTTTGAATTCCTGGGTGCCGTCCTCATGGGCAGCCACGTCACCAAGACAATCCGCAAGGGGATTGCGGACTACGAGTGCTTCGAGGATAACCCGGAACTCCTGATGTACGGGTGTATGTGTGTCCTCGCCTCGGTGGGCATATGGCTCCTGACCGCAACCCGCCTCAACCTCCCCGTCTCCACGACCCACAGCACCGTCGGTGGGATGATCGGAATGTCCATGGTCGCTGCGGGGACCAACTGTGTCACGTGGAGCGAGAGTTCCGACGAGTTCCCGTACGTCAAGGGGGTCTCGGCAATCGTGATATCGTGGGTGCTCTCACCCGCCTTCTCGGGTCTCTGTGCATCCTTCCTGTTCTGGGTAATCCGAGCAGTCATGAGGACCCAGGAGGCGTTCAAGAATGTGTGGAAGATTTACCCCCTGCTGGTGGGCACCACCATCACCATCAACACCTTCTTCATTATGTGGAAGGGAGCCAAGAATGCTTCAGACGATATAAGCACCCTGTCAGAGGGCGAGGTGGCTGCGATATCCTTCGGGGTGGGTGGAGCCGCAGCCCTGGCAACGCTCCCACTCACAAGGTGGCTCAAGGGGCGTTCCCGAGACGCCTACAAGGACACTGGGCTTCACCCAGACACTGAGATGTTTGACGAAGATGCTGAAAACTCCCTCCGCCCCCTGCAGGTGTTTACTTGTATGTGCGATTCCTTTGCCCACGGAGCCAACGACGTGGCAAATGCCATGGGACCCTTCGCAACAGTCTACATCATCTATAGGGAGAAGTCGGTTGCCAAGAGCGTTGAACTGGGCAACGATGCCTACTGGATACTCGCCATGGGCGGGGTTGGTATAGTCCTCGGACTCTCGTTCTACGGCTACAGGATTATCCAGACCATTGGGACCAAACTGGCAAAGATTACACCCAGTCGTGGCATCTCCATAGAACTTGGATCAGCCATAGTCATCATCACCGGCTCCCGCTTCGGGTGGCCCCTGTCGACGACGCATTGCCAGGTGGGTGCGACGGCGGCAGTGGCTCTTATGAATGGTACCACTGCTATAGACTGGAAGATATTCTGGAAGACCTGTGTGGGGTGGATACTCACCCTGTTCATTGTGGGTGGTATGTCAGCCTTCCTGTTTGCTCAGGGAGCCTACGCCCCTACGATTCACTAAGACAATTTGCCCACCGTTCGCAGGTCTCGGTCTGGTTGCACCACGAGTAGCCAGCGGAAGCCTTGCATCCCCACTCGTCCAGGTCACCACCGAGGATGCGACCCGCCAGGACGACAGCGGAGGAGGAGAGCATGTAGAGAGTGAGGAGAGCCATACGAGCGTTCATTGTTTCTTCTTGGTATATGTCACGATTTCTTTAGAATCCGAATGCTGCTTGCGGGTGCTTGAGCCATATGGTGTTCGGTCTCCCCAAATTCCTGGATTGCCCTGTGGACATCTGAACCCACATGACAATCGTGGACCATCACCACCCCACCCGGTCTGATCACCCTCCACGCCTCCCTGAGATCTGCGAGGCACCCTTGGAAACTGTGGTCGCCGTCGATGAACACACACCCTGCACTCTCGTCTGCGTGGATCTTCATGGTGTACTTGCTGTCCCCACGCACGGGTATGATCTGGCGCTCCAGTCCGAGGCGGGTCACCGAACTGTAGAAATTCAGGAAGTAGTCAGCCACATGGTCTGGCGGGAGGCTATCGTCTGGGAGGTCTTTCATGTCCGTCTCCCAGATGTCGTGGGCGTACACCAGGGTCTCGGGGTTCTCCTTGGCAATGATGACTGCAGAACACCCCAGATAACTCCCAATCTCGATATACTTTTCACCCTTGTACTGGGCGGTCATGGATTGGAGGACAGTCACGTCATGCCCGTTGAGGTGTCCATCGACACCCCACGCAGTTGCAATGGCTACACCACGGTCGTCAACGTTGACGGATATCATTAAACAATAATGGCTACAAGTCTATATATGTAATAATGTTGTCGTGTCAGTTCGAGGGTCACCCAGGGTTCCTTCATCAGGACTCGGGAACGTGTGTATTCTATGGCATCACGTTTGATAGCATCCTCGATGTTGCAAGGTACCTCAAAAACGTGACGGCTGGTCCAGAGTATCAGGGTGAGATCGTTCGGGGAGTCAAGGTGTTGCGGGACCCCGAGATAGATATGTGGTGGGCGGAGGGTAGGTGGTGGCCAGATAGGAGGATGGCTGTCAAGTCTGGCAAAAGAATTGTGTAATGTATAAGTATGGCGTACCTACCGCGTAAATATCTGGCGGGGCTCACCCCATCTGAGCGGAAGACTCGGACGGCTCGGATCCGCAAGGGGTCCCGAACCCACCACCGTGACCCCAAGGCGTATAAACCCTGGAAGACTGACAAGGGCAAGAAGGTTCGCACCTCCTCCTACACCGTGCAGTTCCGCAAGAAGTACGGGGCGGACAAGAAGACCCTAGCTCAAAAGGCTCGTGCCACCAAGATACCCCTGGGAATCCTCAGGAAGGTCTACAACCGCGGGATGGCGGCGTG